GTCACCCGCAGGCCGCTGGTCACGGACTGACATTGACCAAGGGCACTACGACCATCTGGTGTAGCCCATCGTACAATGCCGAGCACTTCCAGCAGATGAACCGCCGTATCTACCGTGCAGGTCAGACACAAAAGACTGAGACCATCATGATCGCAGCCCGTGACACACACGAAACTAAAGTGTACGAGCGACTTGGCGAGAAGATGACACGCATGAATGACCTGTTGTCGTTGTTCAATCAGATCACTAAAGCAGCATAGGAGGACTTATGACAACAATTCACGAAGCAGATTTCCCGTTTGAGGAGATCAGAGATGAAGGCGGTGATTACTTCTACCGTATTTCTGAGCTATTAGCACTTGGCTACGTTGAGTCACAAATTTGGTCAGTTGTTAGCGGTGATGACGAAGTGGACCAAAACGGTCAGCGATGGAGCTACTACACTTACGGCCCATCACACCATTATGTAAATCTGATTGGTTATGTGGGCACTGAAGAACATCACGACGGTGACACCTACTACGAAGAAGCAATGGACATGGACGATTAAGAAGAGGAGAACGTATGAGTAACGAACAGATCATAAACCTATTTGACAGCAACCCAAACCTACTGCTATCTGAGCTGGTCATAATTACTGGCAAGTCAGTTAAGCAACTTAAGAAAATATTAATGGAGAATACCAATGTCTGAATCAAAACTAGGTGACCTTATCGAACAGGCACACCAACTACGCGAAGTGATCCGTGCTGACGAAAAGAAAGTCAACGCACTCAAGGAAGACTTCAAAAACCTATCCAGCGAGATCATGGTCAAGATGGACGATCAAGGTGCCAAGCGCATCGGTGGCATCAGTGCCAACGTGTCCATCTCTGAGACCGACGTCCCTACTGTCAAAGACTGGGATCTGGTGTACGACTACATCAAGACCAACGACTCGTTCTACCTCTTGCAGAAACGTATGAGCGCAGCAGCGTTTCGTGAGTTATTAAATCTAGGGCATGAAGTCCCAGGTGTCGAGATTTTCAAAGACCGTAAGTTAAACCTTCGAGCTTTGTAAAATAATAAGCTGTGCTTATATACATAATCATAAGCATGGCTTATAATTTATACCGCTACCCCACTAACGGGGCTCAGCGTTCAATGTAACTAAAGTGAGTAAAAGTCCAATGGCTAAAAAAGAAATCGCAACACCATCAAGCTTAATGCTAATTGATGACACCCCTGACCACGTCACAAACGCTGCCGGTTTAGGCAACGAAAACGTGACTGTTTCCTCCGATGATATTCCAGAGATCAAGCTGCTCCAAAAGATCAGCAACGAATGTGACGAGAGTCATGCGCGTTATATTCCTGGTGCAAAGCCTGGCATGATGTTCAATGACCAGACTCGCGAGATCATGAAAGAATGTTTAGTAGTCAACGTGTACTACGACCATTTCTGGATGGCGTGGAACAAGAACACCAACTATCCGTTTATTGATGCAGCAACCAACACCAAAGAATTCGAGTCCAAAGAAGCCATTGAGCAAGCATTTGCTAGCCCATCAATGGAATTTGAAGACGTGGATAACTACGACGTAAACGATTCACCTCGTCACTACGTGCTCGTACTTAACCTCGAAACTGGTAAAGCCACTGGCGCTATCATGAAGTTCCCTCGTACCAAGGCTAAAGTGTCTAATCGTTGGAACAATCAGATTGCAGCAGCGGGCGGTGATCGTTTCTCAGCTGTGTGGGCCGTAGCCGGTATCACAGAAGAGAACAAGAAAAACGGTAAGACCTACCTTAACTACAAGATCGAGCGCAAAGGCTGGGCATCCCCTGACCTGCACGCTAAGGCAGAAGAAGCTTACAAGCATCTGTCTGGTCACGTAGATCAAAAAGCAGCCTAACCGCTGCGCACTGAGCGTTGTATGGAAGCGACGCTTTTTTTATGCTGGACGGAGCCCTTAATCAAAAGGTTCTGATCTTTGAACGAGCATGGTTACATTCGTTCCGTCCACCGCCATTTGCCTGCAGACATGCACAAATGGAAAGTCCACGATAACTATGCAGGCGGTGTGCCTGACTGCTGGTACGCAGGCCCAACAGGTAATATCTGGGTCGAGTACAAGTGGATTGCTACACTACCAAAACGTGGCTCGACACTCATAAAACCTAATCTTTCTGCACAACAATTAGCCTGGCTAATAAAAATGTCTGGACATGGCATAAGCTGTGCTTGTATTATTGGGTGCCCAGAAGGGGGAATCCTACTCACCGAGCAGGATTATTGGCTTAATGGAATAAGTAAGCAAATGATGAGCCTTACCCCAGCCAAGGGTATCGCAAGCTGGCTCACAAAAATCTGTATGGAGATGGAATCAGATGACTATAACCAAAGCAACAAAGGCGGCAACCACGCCTGACCTATTAACCAAGGGTACATCATCCCCTCCCAAGCGGAGTATATCTAGTGACTCATTAGAAATGTCACAGAGAATTTCCAATGTCTGGAAATTAAATAAAAACAAGAACGGTCTAGATTTAACACAACAAAAAGCAGCAGTACAACTTGGGATGACCCAACCGATGTTCAGTCAAATGCTCAACGGTACAGTGTCAATTAATCCCATGATGGTACTAGGGGTAGCTGCTTTGTTACGTTGCGACCTTGGGGCTTTAGTAGCAGACCTTAGAGAGTATAAGATCCTATACGCAGTCAGCCCGACTTCTAGTTTTCAAATCCCGGTTTCGTTGACTCTCTCAGGGAAATCCGTATCTGGAAAAACAATAACTATTATGACACACACAATCTCAGAAGCCTTTGCAGTAGAGATTGATACCGATGAGTATGTTCCTCGTTATAACAACGGTGAATATGCAATCATCGACCCCCTCACACAGTGGGAGGTTGGCAATCAAGTGCTAGTCCGTTATGGAAAAGACGCTTGTTTAGTCCGTGTAATTGCCAGTATCAATGGTAGTGAGGTTATTACTCACCACCCAACAGTAGTAGGCATAAGTACAACGATTAATTTAGCAGACCCGAAGATCACCGTACGCGGTGTCATTCGTGGGGTGCAATTTTAGTTATGAGAAACTTTAATTTTAGTAAAATGCGCTGTAGAAAGCTCGCTTGGATGGAAGAAGCGGTCTGGGAGTGGTATACGCCACTGGTAGATGCGTTTAATCAACTTCTACCAAAGCACACTGTAGCGTCAGGCGATTGCATTGCTCGTAAACACAATGTGATAGGTGCAAAGTTTGCAGAAGATCAAGAATCTCAGGGACCCCCAATTAGTAACTTTTTTTATACCTCCTAATATAAGCAGGGCTAATACAATGAAAGAACATGACATGGTTGACCGACCAGCGCATTACCAATCCGATACAGGAATGCAATGCATTGACGCCATCCGCGCTGCACTAGGACCAGAAGGATTCCGGGCCCACTGCAGAGCAACCGTAATTAAGTACCTATGGAGGGAGAAATGGGACACCGCAGAGGATGCCAAAAAGGCAGCGTGGTATCTCAGTAAATTGGTAGAATCCTATGAAGATGACTCAAACTCTACTCACTGATCTTACAACAATGTTCAACAAGCCATTTATTGGCATGGACGAGGTAAGTGAATTACTTGGTGTACCAAAGCGCACCTTGCAGCAGAGTGTCTACTGTGGACGTTTTGAAGTGCCTACGTTCACACTGGGTAAAAAGCGCATGGTGCGTTTGTCTGACCTGGCGAACTACGTCGACGAGCAATGCGCGTTGTCCGCTGCTGAAATTAAAGAGCTGAACTAACCTCATCTAGCCGGTGTTCCATAATGACGCGCCGTATCTCCTTGGCACGCAGGACATCGGCTGGTGTGAGGTTCACATAGCGCAACAACGACTTCATGTCCGTATGGCCTGAGAACAACATCACTTCTTCTGCTTTGTACCCTTCGGCAAACAAGCGCGTTATCGCTTCGTGTCTAAGGTCATGAAACACTAGGTTCTTATAGTCAGAGCGTGTACTGCTTCCTTTTTCATTGATCCCACACACTTTACACATAGTGTTAAACATGTCTGACATGTTGCTAGCGCTCACTGGCCAGAATAAGGGTTTGCCCTTAGTGTGGATGCCCAAGGCTAAATACTCTTTAAGTACCTTAATGGCTTCTTCTGTGAGCGGTATGCACTGGTCGTTAGTCTCTTTCTTAGTCGGATGCTTTCGCTTCCATATCATCAATTCGCCTGTGTCGAAGTTTGAATCTGCCAACTCCATTCGCGCAAGCTCGCCCTCTCGCATTGTTGTTTCCAATGCTAAAGGAATAATGTATTTCATACGTAGCCGAGTCTTAAATGGATCTGATTCTGATCGTCTGCTACCGTCGTACCGTTTATGGGGCACAGACATAAGCGCTTCAAATTCACCTGGTGCTAATCTTCGGTTACGCTTACTGCTTGGTGCGGTTAAATCATAGTCACCTAGCACCGGACGAATGTCTCGAAGTGATCTGTCGGCGTTAGGGATTAGTTTAATTGCGCGGGCAAACACAAGGGCTTTACTCATGTAGCCAATGTCGTCCTGTACGGATTTGCCTTTCACTGTAAGACGCCGATGTTTAGCAAACTCAAAAAAATGCTGGCCAGTAAGGTCCGCAATGCTCACAGCAGCCATAGGCAATTTCTGCAGACGTATTAATGCGTTCTTTTTGGTCGTGCCAAACGGCTTTATGGGATGAACTTCAGCTAAGTAGGAGGCCATGACAGCGCCCAACGTCCAACGCGCACTGAGCGCTGAGCCTTGCCAGTTGCCAAGATCCATATCGGATTCTATTTTCTTAGCCCAGCGTTGACCTTTAGCTTTGGTATCGAATTTCTTGCTAACGGGCTGGTAGCCCTTCTTGCGGATTTGAAAACGGTAGGAAATTACTTTCCCGGTCGCTTTATCTTTGATGGTGGTGCATGTTGCCATGGTGTATCTCCTTAACAGGCCCACAATCCCTCGCATCTTAGTGCGTCCGAAATTGCGTTCTTGGCTCTGTCACCAGTCTTAACTTACTGATACTTATGGAGAAAAATAAGTGGCGGAACGGACGGGATTCGGTAGCACCAGCCAGCCTAAATCTCCATGAATATCAACAAGTTAGTTAATTTCCCGAGCCGCTATGGGTGCTATTATAGTGCAATTAAAAGCAATGTAAAGCAATAACTTACAATTAGCAGCACTTTCGTACTGCGTCCGTTAGTGCGTCCGATTACAATGCTATATTTCGCCCTCTTCTTCCTCAATATCTTCTAAACTAAGGCCCCAAGACTTTAGTATCTCTGTGGCTTTGTTGGCTTCGTCCACATGGATTTCAATGTATCGATTAATCTGGATAGGAACAATCCCCACGATAGCTAGGACCACACCGGTGATACCGCCGATTGTAATGGCTTTGATCAAAAAAGCCAATGCTTCAAATAGCGCTTCCATATCATATACCCTCTTTGTAGAACAACTCAACAAACATTCGACACGTATCACTACGCTGAATATCTGAGATCTGGAAGTCCACAACAGTGATCGGCAGCGAGTGCTTAGCAAGCAAGTTAATCAGCACACCTAAACCAGACGTTTGCTTAATGTCCGACTGGGCCAAGTCGCCCATCAATACCAGCACACAATTTTCACCAATACGAGTGGTCACCGCCTTGATCTCTTCGACGGTCATTTGCTGTGCTTCGTCAATGAGCACGATAGCGCCCTCTTTATCGCCACCGAAACTACGCCCTCTGATCGTTTCCAATGGTTGCAGTTCAATGTTGCCGTTGTTAAGTGCGACGTCAAAACGGCCTGCGCCCATACGTTGCTTGAGCACATCGACCATGGGCATAACCCAGTTTAACATCTTGTCGTCTTTATCGCCTTTGAATGCACCGAGACTACGCCCAGTGGGAATGTTCGCGCGGCACAGGATTATCTTCTGTACGCGGTTCTGCATGAATTGGTCAGCGGCATAAGCGCACGCTAGATAGGTCTTACCTGAGCCCGCCACGCCTGATGCAATGATCACTGGGCAGTGTGGGTTTTTTAATGCCTTAAGATACTTATCTTGGTTTGGTGTCTTTGGTTGTAGTGGCGGCCTTTGGCGCTCTTCAGCAAATTTATCAGTGGACTTCGTACGTGCTTCTTGAGTGTTCCGTCTCTTTTGTGACACAGGTCATACCTTTGTGGGTGTTGTGGTTAAATACGTGTTCCAGGCTCCCAGCCACTTAGTTCCGCTAAACGGATGTAGTTGCGCAATTCAGCGATCTTAGTGCCTTGCAAAAACTGTGTTTCCAGCGAGCGAATGACCATCCAATCAGTCTTGGCTAGCATTTCACTTTGTGGGGTCATTGCTGCCCGGCCTAAAGGAACAAACTCGGTCTGTATGTCGGGCCAACGCTCAGCTATTTTTGATTGCACTGCTCCCCGAAAACGGACTGCTTCGTCACTAGTGATACCGAGATTGTCGTCTTCAGCGAAGTCAGGTGTTATGTAGACACACCGCAGTAACGTAGGCGCTATCTGAGGCAAGCCATCATAGACTACTCGATCATAAGTGGATCGATCATCTTCTTCAGTTAGCACAGTGTAGGTAGTCTCTGCGGACTTACCGAGTTCAAAACGCATGTACTGGGTAAAGGCACTAGAGCGCACGCCCCTATTAGGGACATGGACTAAACAAGTTCGATAGCCTGCTTGCGCAAAAGTCAAAGCAGCCGCATGAGCGAGCACCGATTTGCCGCAACCAAAACGGAACCCTGAGACAGCAAGCTCTTCGATGTTCGTGTCGAGGCCGAACGGTGCTACGTTATGATCAATTAGCGGTAACAAGAGCGCCTCCTATATGATGGTAAGCAGCATCGACAAACGTATCACCCTCGAAGCGGACTCTAATAAAATTCGCGTGTTCTGGGATCGTGCCGACACCCGTTAGTGTAATGATGCGTTGGATTTCATCAGCAGGAATGGCTCCGGATAGGTCTATCAATAGTGTATTTACTACTGATTCCCCGCTGTAAAAAATAGCTGTACCTGAATCCATGAATGCCCCGCCAACAGGACGGTAAGCTGCAGGAATATCGCAGCCATAACCATAGTAGTAGACCTCTTCGCCAATTGTATTAGCCTCAATGTCCAGCTCCAATCTGTAACAAACTGCAAGCAATGCCCCCTTCACGCGAACACTTCTACTGCACACACCTTGGATGTATAACGAGTAGGTTGTGAGGTTAAGCCTTGCTGAACATAAACACGACAGTTTTTGAATACGATCCCCAAAAACAGGTTCTAATCGAGTCCTGAATTTAGTAGGAAACCCTTCGACTCTGAAGACACGAACCCCTTCGGGCGTTGCACTAATAGTCATTTTCAGCGTTATCCTGTATGCGAATTGCGCGAGTGCCAACACTGGCATACGAAGTGGCGATGCTGGATATAACCACTTCAGCCACCATACCTGTACTGGCAGAATCATTGAACGCTACTGTAGTAGCTGGTGATGCAGTGAATGTCATCGTGTTCGGAACCATACGATGGTAGTAATAGGTCGTGTAACCATCAGACCCTTGTTCCGTACGGTACTGATGTGAGAGGGCGAAACTAAAACCCCCGTTACTCCCAGTCAAGTTAAGCGTCTTCGTTTCATCGTCGCCACTGTTAAATGACTGGATATTGAACGCTTTTGTAGCAAATAAAGTGCCACCTACCCGCTCCAGAACTCTTATTGTTACAGTACAGTGTGTTTGTGTAGCAATACTGTTTGAGTTAATTAGCCCTCCCACATTCGTAATGTAAACTGATCCCGATATGCTTGGGGTTACGTTCTGCCTACGATAGCGCCATAGGTTTGATGCAGGTGATTGGAGCCCATTACTAGGTGGCGTTACACTGCCATAGTTGTAAGGCTTTATATTGCCTGTTGCTCGCGTAGTGGCAGACGTAGAAGAGGCTGAGATGTCCATAGTCACGCCAAGGTCGTATCCGTAGTGCGACCCACCATTCTCAGTTACCTTACCTGTTGAGCCCGACAGTATTAACGATCCTGTAATCACGCCGCCCGTAATAACAGGTGAGCTTATAGCCGTTCCCGCTGTAATCACGCCACCGTAAATCGTTGGCGAGGTAATCAGAGCACCGGCTTCAATCATATTACCTGTTACAACAATCGAGTTGACCTGCGCCGCTGTAAGAACGCCTGTAACTTGCGCCATATCAACTGTAAGGTTGCCAATTTTGGCTACGTCGATGGACGCGTCAGCAATAAGGGCAGTGTTTATGTAGGTGACCCCGCCAACGACGCCAAAAGGAACAACTTTGTTTGTGCCGTTGGAGATCTTAAAAACATCTGCGTTAACAGCAAATTCACTACCTGATGCACCAGCATAAATACCGTACCCTGACACGTTGCCATTAAGGTCGATCTTCACGTATTTCTCAGCGCTGATACCGTCTATTGAGGTGGTATGATCCGTAATGGACGCGCTATTCTCACCAACCGTTGTGTTTAAAGTCGTAATCGAGCTGGCTTGAGATGATATTGCAGTGCCTTGGGTGGATACGGTAGTACTTAGCGTACTCAGCCCGCTCGCTGTAGCGGCAACGCCCGTTGTGCCGTGATTCACTGTGGTTTCTAACGCTGTAATATCAGTGGCATTAGTTGTGGTGGCAGTTCCTTGCGTCGAAACAGTAGTGCTTAATGAAGATAGACCACTTGCTGTAGCAGCAACGCCCGTTGTGCCATGATTAACTGTTGTTTCCAACGCCGTAATGTCGGTAGCACTGGTCGTAATATCCCCTTCATTGTCAGTTACACGAATGACTAAGGCTGCAACTGCATCAGCGTTACCTGTAATATTAGTGCTATGTGTAGTAACCGTAGCGGACACGGCGTTTATGTTACCTTGTAGTGTCCCATCACCTGTACTTCTGGCTAGAATTTCGGCGTTTATTGCGGCAATACGATTGGACACCTCGGTACTAATACTTGTACCGTTAATCGCAATGGTGTCTATCTTTGTGGAGAGGACTGATGACAAGTGGCTTTGGTTAAGTTCGTCACTCAAATCGTCAAGAATGTCGCTGACCTTCCTGCTGGTGGTCGCTGAGGTGCCGTCGGTTGCATTAAACGCGCTAAGCACGCCGACCGGTGAACGGAAGCGAACCCAATAATAATGAGTGGTGCCCGGCTCAACAGTGTCCACATAAATATGGGCAGAGGTGCCGCCGATAAAAGTAGCCGTAAGCAGATCGTCCACTGTGTTACGAAACACCTCGGTCGCTGCGACTAGTGGGTGGGTAAAACCCCCGCTCCAAGACATGATGACGTTAGTGAATGAGCCATTCGCCACAAGGTTATACGGCACAGGGGGCGTTGATTGATCGCCAGGATTTGTGATTGGTAATAGATGCCCACCGGTGTTGTTGTCAAACCGGAAACCAGCCATGCCTGACTCAGTTAGGTCGCGAAACGTCACCGCTTTATCGAGCTGTTCACCACGATGTCCAACCTGGACCTCTAGCGCTTCCTTAATGGCGTGTAGTATCGGCTTAAGTTGTGGGTCGACATTAGGGGGTAACGCAGGAAGTGCAGATATTTTTGTTTTCCTGCTCATAGTAGCTCTGCCGTATTGTCGGTAATGCTAACGCTGTTCACTGCGCTCGTGCCTAAAATCTCAAACTCCCACTGCTTTGCACGGCTGCCAGAAGGCAGGCGGAATGGCTCACTGTTCGACACACTCTGGGTGTGCGAAAGCGTACCATCTGTATAAAGCTTGAAGGTCATTGGGTAAGCAGCGGCATCGACCCGCGCCCAACCGAAATTGCGCGGCTTAGCACTCACAAAAGGTTTTGATTTCCAAGTGTAGCTGTAGGTCCCTGTGCCTTGGCCAAACTTCTTTACAGACGTACCATCCACAAAGTATAAAGTGTCGGATTCCAGATGGTTATAGGCTGCTTTAAATGTATCGCTGCAAGTAGCTAAGGAATTCTTACCACCACGGGGATCAAACACGATGCTTTGTGTTGCATTCGAGGCAATGTAAGTACCTTCATAGTTCATCGCTTTCATCGTAGTTGGGTTATACGCTTGCCACTGCGAGCGGCGAAGCAAAGGCTCAGTCACTAACTGGACCCGGCCACCCTCAACTGCGACCAAACCATCGGGCGATGCGTACATGACATAACCGCCCATATCAACCATGGACATCTTGCTTACGCACGCTTGGTCACTCTCCAACTGGATCAGGCTAATGGACGCCGGATCTGTGCCTTGTGCGATGTAGGGTTTGCCCTTCGTACCAACAACCAAGCCGCCTGGAATCGGTTTGATGGCAACGATTTCTGATTCTGTAGCCAGCTGATAACTGACAGGCCAAGCGTGCGGTAAGTACGGCACACTGAAACACAGTGTTTTGCCTGTGAAGCCAGCCATAATGCCATTGCCCATTGAGCATAGGCCTTGCATAGCGCCTGTTGGGAACATTGCAGCATCATCGTCAGGCGGTCGCATCCACGATACTGAAGGGATAATTTCCCCCAGTCCGGTGCTGGCCAATGTGTCGACATGAGACGTCGCGGTGTAAACTAACTCGGTGACAAACTGATAGCCTGTGGAACTACTACCGGTGTTCGTCCGATAAATACGCTTTAAAGCGCCTGTAGTAAAATTAAGGCCAGCAGTAGTAGGGATAGCTGGTAGGCTGATCGTTGCAGTTTCTCCATCGCGTATTGCAATCGGAGTGCTGGCGTTTGATGGGGGCCCCTCTTCTCCCCAACTTGTGACGAATGTAACGACATAGCTTCTACTCTCCTCTAATGCATCAGCAATCGCCGCCCCGGAAATCACGACTGTTGGTGTGGTTGTCGGAGCTGGCACACCAAGTCGATATGGGCCCCCATCGTTTCGGTAAACTTTTGGGTAGGTTTCGCCGGTGTAGTAGACGCGCTCAGTTACATCATTAACTATAGGGCCTTCTACAATGTCCACTTGTGCGGTGTAATTCTTCCAGATCGAACCTGAGTATAAGTAAACCGTGTTTGTTGTGTTAGGTACTGTTTGTACTGACGCACTATGGTTAGGTAGCGCCTCTAATCGGCCAGAGTCTAAACGTACGTTCTGTGCAGACTGTGCAATGGACTCGCCAAGAAGTCTCGGTGCGATCTTCGGTGCGATGCCGTTAAATTCTGAGACGCTAAAACTAGCCATTAGTAACTCCAAATATTAGGTCTTGCGAACCCGTCCTCGATGGATAAATCATCAAGATGGATAAAACGACCCCCACCCTTCTGCTGTACACCGATCCCCGTGATGCCAAACTCAAATGCTATTTTGATTAGCTTAATAGCTTTGTCACCGCGCACGGCGATGTCAACCGCTCGCCCACTGGCATGTGTGCCGGGCTTGGCTTTTCTAGCTTCGATAGGGTGTGTTGGGTCGCGATATGCGGAGGTGATTGTAAAAGGGAAATCGCATTTGACTCGTATGGCTTCAAGCGTAATCATAAAGCCCGGGTCCATTAAGCATTTACCAGAGTGGCTGCACTTCAGCTCATCTTCGGAGAAATACTTCCAGCCGCTCATCCTAAAAACCTTAGCAGCTTAGCGCCGATCGTGCCGTCACTAAGTGCTACCATCAGCAGTGCGCCAACAGCGATCCATTTAATTTGCAAAAGCGTTTTTTCTATGCCGCCGAGCGTGCCCTCAAAAGTGTCGAGACCTTTATGTAGCTCTCGTAACTGGTCGGCATGGTCGCCTAAGACGTACTCAGTCTTAGTAACCCGTTTCTCTAGTTCTTGCATAACGGTTCCAATATATTAGCACTGCTTATATTATATAGTAAAGCTAAGGTTTTTTCGAGCTCAAGCTACCAAGTTTGCCGCTCATCAGTTTGGTCAACAGCCCGCGCATACCGAACTTAACGATGTATACACCAAGTACTAAATATTGATACCAGTCTGGCATTGCCGCGAACGACACAAACGCTGCTTTGACTTCTTCTTGGTAGCCCAAAAACGACGCTGCGATGGGCACCAGCAGAAGAGCAATCATAACCTCATCGAGCAACGACTTATCCATTTGCTGCATAGCAACAAGGTCCAAGTTGTATTCTTGCGTCTGCCCACTGTCCGCTAGCTTGTTAGCCGCTCGGGCCCCTGCAACTTTTACTTGGGCTGCGGCTTTAATACTAACGATAGCTGCGGCTGACTTAGCTGCTGATTCTGCTTGCTTGCCTTTAATAACCGTCGTTACTACATCACCGATAGGTTTGAAGATGCTTAAAATGCTCATACTATTCTCCTGATAATGCCCACACTTTTAGTAGCCGCCTTTTTTCATAGCTACTTTTTTCTTTGCCCCTTTTTTGGGCATTGCAGAATCTTTCATGATTTTCCCATTAGGCATTCTGTGAGACCCTTTAGGAACCGGTTTTTTAACAGTCATACGTTACTCCTACCATTTAGTTTTATCAGCCCAATAGGCTGCACTGGTTTTGCCTTTGGCAATATTTTTTCCATGTCGCGCTTTAAACGATTTACGTTTAGCTTCCATCTTATCCGACTCGCCTTCTTTAGGTTTGCCAGCCGTGCTTGCACCTTGCTCGCCAAACCGAATCATACGATCCTTGCCACCGTCTTTAATAAGAACGGCGTGGGATTTTTTCGGGTGACCGGAGGTGCGTTTTGGCTTGTTATAACCTGAAAAGGTTTCGCCTCTATACTCTATACTCATACTATTCTCCTTGCTCCTGGTTCTAATTAGCTAATGGGTTATCAAGTGCTCGCTGCAACTTTTTGTTCAACCTTACTTCAAGGTCAGTAATCTTGCGCTCTACGTCTTCTCGGATTGTGTCCGACTTTTGCACATAGTCTTTTTGTAGCTGGTCTCTCTTGCTTTCAAAACGCCCTTCAGCTACATCTATAGTAGCCCTGACATCACTCTCAATACCTGAGATGTCATCTTCCACCTTATCGATGATCTTTTCTTGGCGGTCAATATCCTCCCTAATGGAGTGCTTAAGGTCCTTTATCGTAACGTACTGCCCCTCTGAGGTGTCTTTAATCGAGGAGATTTCATCCTTTAGTAAGGCAATGCTTCTGTCGATTACAGCGAATTTATTCTCCATGATCGCTATGCGCTTGTCGTAGTCTGATAGGTCTGGAGTAACAAACTCACTGATCCTGGCTTCCATACTTAGGTAGCGTTGATACGCCTCAAACCCACCCCATAGGCCACCCATTACAGTACCGATTAATGGCACTATAAGGAGCAGCTTACTGCCGCCTAGCTTGATGCCACCATATTCTATTTCTGCCATGTCATCCTCCTAACTGGAGCCGTCTAAGGGCGTTCAATTCTGTTTCTAGCTTCATTATCTCAAGACGTTTTTTACTTAACTCTAGCTCGTAAAGTGTGTTGCAG